AGAGGGCACGGTTGCCAACAATGTGTTGAAGTGGGGTACAGGTGCGCTGAATATTGATGGGTGTAGGATTGGGGACGAAGAAATCAAAACAAACGGACGTGGTAATATGTCAGGCTCGACGCCTATCGTGCCTCAATCAATGTTATACGTTGGGGGTACGCATATTGGACGTTTCCCTGCCAACCTCATCCACGATGGCAGTGATGAAGTGCTGGAACTGTTCCCGTACACTAAATCAGGTTCGATAAATGGAACATATAATAATACAATTATGGCACAATCAAATGGAAATAGGAATGGTAAGCCAATACATTTAGAGTTTACCGGCGATGAAGGTTCAGCTGCTCGCTTTTTTTATTGCGCAAAGGCAAGCAAGAGCGAACGCAATGCGGGGTTAGATGGCATAGAAGAAAAACAGCGAGACCTGAGTAGGAATGCACAACAGCCATCAATGAATGGTGGGGAAGGCAATCCATACAATAGAGGTGTAAAGCCCGTTTTTAATCATCATCCTACTGTTAAACCAATTGCTCTAATGCGTTATCTTGTTAGACTTGTTACACCACCTAACGGTATAGTATTAGACCCGTTCTGTGGAAGCGGAAGCACTGGAGTGGCAGCAGTCTTAGAAGGTTTTAGATTTATAGGCATTGATATTTCTGAAGAATACTGCGAAATAGCAAAACATAGAATTGACTATGCCATTAGAGAGAAGGGAAAACAGAGGACATTGTTTTAAGCAGTAAGAGAGTGGAGCGATTAAATGTTTACGATGCTATGGAACAAGCTATAAAAGATGCCCAAGCAGATGAGCTACCAGCAGTATTTTGGCGTAAGTTGTCCAGAATGCGGCGCAAAAGTGATTCACGAAAGCGGCTGTGTCGTTTGCCCAGTGTGCGGGTGGTCAATATGCAGTTAAAGGGAGGTGAAATACATGAAAGTGTGTATTGATCCTGGCCACGGTGGGAGCCAGCCTGGGGCAGTTGGCCCCAACGGAACATTAGAAAAGGATATAACCTTAGCTGTATCATTGAAGCTCAGAGATATTCTTAAAGCGCAAGGTATAGAGGTTGTAATGACGCGCGAAACGGATAAAGACGTTAGAACAAGGCCGCAGGAAAACGAGTTGCAAGCTCGGTGTAATGTGGCGAACAACGCAAAGGCCGACTACTTTGTTTCTATCCATTGTAACGCTGCTGAAGATAAAAGCGCGCATGGCACGGAAACCTGGTACAGCAATAAAGACCGCAAAAGCAAGGTACTTGCAAACTGTATTCAGGCGGAGCTTGTAAAACAGATAAAGAGAACTGATAGAGGCGTAAAAATAGGCAATTACTACGTTACCAATTCCACGAAAATGCCTGCGGTGCTTGTGGAGCTGGCTTTTATTAGTAACCCTGAAGAAGAAAAGCTGCTTAAGGATCCCGTATTCCAGAGGAAGTGCGCTCTTGGTATCGCTAACGGAATACTTAGAACAGTAGGTAAAGAACCGATAAAGGAGGTGAACAACGTGTTTAAGGACGTACCGGTAACACATTGGGCGTACAAAGATATTGAAAAATTGAGTAAGCTCGGAGTAATTAAGGGGGACGACAAGGGAAACTTTAACCCTGATAAACCTGCAACCAGAGCAGAGATAGCAGCTATGCTGTCGAGGTTATACGACGTAATTAAAGACGGTAAGTAGAAAGGTGTTAAGAAAGCGCAAACGCTATTGACACAATTACACATATGTGTTAAAGTGTATATATCCTGTAAGAGGGAGGGGCAAACATGAAAAGCGAAGGGAAAGTAGAGCTGAAAATGTTTGAAGACTATGGGAGGGAAATCGCGCGCGAGACTTGGCAACGCAGAGAGCAAGTAAACAACATTGACCTATGGGGAAACATTGTGTACTCGGTAGCCGCGTTAATGTACGAAGAAAACATGCTCGACTACTTCGCGTTGCGCTACGGGACGCTTGACGAATGCTACGAGTGTATCAATGTAGCACTGGAAGGTTTTAGGCAAGAAATGGACAATTTAATTCCTGGAGACAGCTCATGGCAGCTTATAGAGACAGACAAAAGCATTTATCTCACAAGCGAACAATAAAAATTAGGTGGAAACGCGTTGTTTTAGCGGTGGCGCTACTCGTTGCGTTACTTACCGGTGTGTACACGCTTATAAACTACCGAGCAAAACGACCAGTTGCTTATTTTTGTCCTAACTCAATAACTCGCACACCGTTGCAGGTTATAGTTTCAAACCAAAGCACTAGCGACATTACGACGCTTGTTAACTTAAAACCATTCCGAGGCGCAACTATAGAACCTATCTACTATTTACTCAAACAATCTGGTGTCGACACAACATTGGCTTTAGAAATAACAAACGCGTACACGAAATGCGGAAACGGAACTATACCACCGGAAGTACTGCTGGGCGTAATAAAGACAGAGAGTAATTTCAACCCTAACGACGTGTCATATGCTGGAGCGAAAGGAATCATGCAGCTGCTACCCAGGACGTTCAACATGTACGTAGAAACGTATCCTGAGCTCTTCAGTAAAGGCGACATTTTCAACGTGCAGGAGAACGTTTGTGCTGGCATTTTATATCTCCAAGATAGCTACGAGGCTTGGACTTCTTACACGACAAACGAAACTGAAGCACTAGACCTTGCTATCGGCTCGTATTTAATGGGCGTGCAAGGGTTAAAAAGTTTAGGCGATGATCCATTGCAAGCTGTAATAAGCGAGCAGCATTTCGTTAGCGAGTATGTAGAAAGGGTTAAAGAAAATGCAAGGTTGTACGTTTCTAACGAAGAAACACTAGAATGAATATAGCTGAAATTATCTGCCGCGTCGGCAATTGCAGAAACATGGCATAATAATGGTATATGAAGAATGGGGTATGGAGATAAGAATGATGCTGGTTAATGTTTATCTGGGGAAGATAACTGGGCTAAACAGTAGTGAGGATACATGAGCGAACTGTGGGAAAGGATGCCGGGGGAAAGTACTAAAGCCTATAGTGTGTTCTGCCAATACAGGGATCTAGGTCCTGAGCGTTCATTAGAAAAGTTAAGGCAAAAGTTGGCTAAAAGCAGATCGCGAGCGACGCTTACTAGATGGAGCTCTAAGTATAATTGGGTAGAACGGGCCAGGGCTTATGACGACTATATTGATAAGAAGAAGCGGGCTGAACATGAGAAGGCCATATTAAAAATGGTAGAAAGGCATGCAAAGCTTGCGATGGCATTCCAGCAACGTATAGAAGAGCGGCTAAAAAAGATAAACCCTGAAGAGTTAGGGCCTGCTGATCTTGTGCGATGGCTGGATGTTGCGACGAAGCTCGAACGGCTTAGCAGAGGAGAACCTACAGAAATAGGAAAGCAGGAAGTTACCCTTCCACCAGTTGTTGAGGTAGAGCTGAGTGACGACTAGGGTTAAGCTGCACAAAGGACAAACGCGGGTTTGGAAGAGCAAGGCCAAGTATGTAGCTATGCTTGCGGGCACTGGCTCAGGTAAAACTTGGGTGGGCCCTATATGGTTATATCGGGAGATACAACAACACCCAACCGGTTCTTTTCTTGTTGTGTCTCCCACATACCAAATGTTCCAGCGTATTGTATTACCCGAAACCTTGAAATTCATGGATGCTGTCGCTAAAGGCGAATACCGTTCAGGAGAAAGAACATACTACTTACCTACCGGTGGGAAAATTTACTTTGGCAGTGCAGATAACCCATTTTCGTTAGAAGGCGTGCACGTATACGCTGCATGGATGGATGAAGCAGGCCAGATGAAACGCGAGGCTTGGGACGTTGTATTAAGGCGTGTCGGGTTCCATAACGGTAGGGTGCTAATTACTACCACACCTTATAACCTTGGCTGGCTTAAAACGGAATTCTACGACCGGTGGAAAGCTGGAGACAAAGACTACGATGTAATTCAATTCGCAAGTATAGAAAACCCATACTACCCACGCGAAGAATTCGAAAGGGCAAAAGCGACCATGCCAGACTGGAAATTCAAAATGTTTTACTTGGGAGAGTTCACTAAGCCTGAAGGCCTAGTGTATGAAGACTTCGACTCTTCAAAGCACATTGTAAACCCATTCCCTATTCCCCCAGAATGGCGGAGAGTTATGGGCATCGACTTTGGGTATAACAACCCTACGGCTGCGGTATGGATAGCCGTAAGCCCTGATGATGTAATGTATGTTTACAGAGAATATTACAAGCGGAACAAGATACCGCAGGAAAGTGGGGCAGAGATACTGAGACTGTGCGAGGGGGAAAACATTGAGGCCGCATTTTGTGATCCATCAGAGCCAGCTGCAATTGAAGAATATCGAAGGCTTGGGATACCAGCTATAAGTGCTAACAATGCAGTTAAGAAAGGCATAGAAACTGTTATCGCTCGGCTCAAGGGCGACAGGTTATTCGTATTTAGGGGTCTAAATAACCTGCTCGATGAAATAGAAAACTACCGGTGGAAGGTGCATAATGAGAGTGTTATAGATGAACCGCTTAAAGAATACGACCATGCCGTCGACGCTCTACGCTATGCCGTTTTGTCTGTACAAACAAGACATGAACCACGCATTAAGGCGCTATAAAGGGGGTGACAAATTGTTCGAAGGACTTACAAAAATGTTTAGGAAACAAAGCCAAGCAACGAGGGCTCTTGTGGAAATGACACTTGGGCAGCCAGTATGGACTACCCGTAATTATGCTAACTTCGCAAAAGAGGGATATGAGGGAAACGTTTATGTGTACGCCTGTGTAAGACAGATAGCGATGGCATGTGCTGGTATACCGTGGCTGGTATATAGAACTGCAAACGACGGAACTGTAGAAGAGCTGGAAAGCCACCCATTAAAGGAACTGCTAAACGGGCCAAACCCATGGCAAGGTGGTAGTGAATTCTTCGAAAGTGTCGTGGGCTTTTTGATGCTGGCTGGCAACAGTTACATCGAAGCTGCTGGGCCAGAAAACGGACCACCAAGAGAGCTATATGTACTAAGGCCTGATCGGATGAAAGTAATTGCTGGTAACTCGCAGCAGCTTATCGCTGGTTATCAGTACACAGTGGGCGGTATAACTGTAAATTTTAAGCCTGAAGAAATACTGCACTTGAAGTTGTTTAACCCATTGAATGACTGGTATGGCATGTCTCCCATTGAAGCTGCAGCACGAAGCATTGACCAAAACAATGAGAGCAGAGCGTGGAACGTTGCTCTACTGCAAAACAGTGCGAGACCGCCGGGAGCGTTAATCACAGAGCACGAGCTACAACCAGACCAGTTCGAGAGGCTGAAAGAGCAGGTTAACAGAGAGTTTGTAGGCGCTAAGAATGCTGGGAGACCGCTGCTGCTTGAGGGAGGATTGGACTGGAAAGAGATTGGATTAAGCCCTGCGGAGATGCATTGGTTAGAGGGCATTAAGCTCTCGGCTAGGGAGATAGCCATAGCTTTTGGAGTGCCTCCTGAGCTGATTGGAGACAATGCGAACAAAACGTATTCTAATTACAAGGAAGCAAGGCAGGCGTTCTATACGGAGACGGTATTGCCACTGATGGATTCCCTTAAGGGGGAACTGAATAACTGGCTTGTGCCCAAGTTCGGTGACAAGAGAGTATACATAGATTACGACAGAGATGAGATAGAGGCATTGCAGGAAGACAGGGAAGCTGTATGGAGCAGGGCGCTAGAAGCGGTTAAGAATGGGATAATAACCCCGAATGAAGCTAGAGTCATGCTCGGGTATGACGAAGTGGAAGGCGGAGACATGTTAATGATGCCTGCTAACATGATACCGTTGACGGTTATGACAGGCGAGGGCGTGAACGAAGAGTGAAATACAAGCTACGCATGGATGTTAAGAAGAAGCCAGAGCCACAACCACGACCTCCACGGTACCCAGAGGGTATTAGACCAGTTCCGATAAATTCCAGAAATGTGGAGTTTGTGCTTAGAGAGTACCTTGACAAAAACGAACCTAAGATACAACGAGCGGTTAGAAAAATGTGGAATGCTGAGCGCGAAATGATTACCGTGCAAGAGATGGAGAAGATAATGCAGTATAGCTGGGTTCCGATTGAGTGGGTGCAGAAATGGACAAATGACTACACGGTCTTTGTTAATGAGGTTATGGCTCCAGCATGGCGTGACGCGATGCAAAACGCAGTTGAGTACATGAATGGTCAGATAGAACTGTATGCAAAAAAGCAGTTTGAGGATACTCACATCGGTAAGCTTATCGAGGATTGGATACGCGAACATGGTGGAGAGTTAATAGTAGAATTGTCAGAGGCGCAGCATGAAGCTATAAGGGAGTTACTCAGGATTTACATCTTAGAACATCCTTTGTCTCCGTACGACTTGGCTAAGGCAATTAAGCCGCTTATTGGTCTTACGTCTTCGGAAGCTGTGGCGGTAGCAAGGTATCGTGAAAGTCTTGTAAAAGAAAACCTATCAGAGAATGTTATAGAAAACCTTACAAACAAATACGCTGAGTTTTTGCTTGAAAAGAGGGCGCTAAGGATAGCAAGGACTGAACTATCGTATGCATATAATCGTGGGCAGCTTGAGGCGATAAGAGAAGCAAAGGCTAACGGGTTTTTTAGAGGAGAGGTAATAAAAACATGGTTAACGGCTGGGGATGAACGTACGTGTGAGTTTTGCCAGTCTCTTGACGGCGAGGTTGTAGGGCTAGAAGAAACATATCCAGGGGCTACGAAGAGAGAGCAAGAAATACTTACACCGCCTGCTCATCCTATGTGCAGGTGCACTGTTATTTACGAGGTTATAGAATAATAAGGGGAAAGGGGGTAAAACGGTGGACACGAAGAGTTTTAAGTTTGAAGTTAAGGACATTGACGAACAAGGGATATTCGAAGGTTACGCGGCTGTGTTTGGAAATATTGACAGGACTGGTGACGTTATTGAGCCTGGGGCTTTTAGAAAGACGTTGCAAGAGAATCCACAGCTTCCAATACTCTGGCAGCACAATCCTGCAGAACCGATAGGACTAACTGTTGCAGCGGTAGAGGATAACAAGGGGCTTAGGGTAAAAGGGCAATTAAACCTAGAAACAGCACGTGGACGTGAAGCATACGCATTGATAAAGCAGGGGGTACTGCGTGGGCTATCGATTGGCTACGATACGATAAAAGAGGCTTGGGAAGGTACAACCAGAAAACTGAAGGAAATAAGGCTATGGGAGTGGTCCCTTGTAACATTCCCAGCTAATCCACTGGCTCAGGTGGAGGCTGTTAAGGCAGTAGTACCGTTCCAAGACCTTCCACTGGCTGATATGGAGACACCCTGGGATGGAAATGCTGCAAGGATGAGAGTAAGGGAATGGGCTGGTGGAGAAGATAACATGGATTGGGAAAAGTACCGCAGGGCTTTTGTTTGGTACGACGCAGAAAATCCTGAACTGTTTGGCTCATACAAACTACCAATTGCTGATGTTATCGACGGTAGATTAAAGGCTGTACCGCGTGGTGTTTTTGCTGCTGCAGCTGCTGTGCAGGGGTCTAGAGGTGGTGTTGATATTCCAGATAAGGATGTTGCAGGTGTTAGGAGTCATTTGGCTAGATACTATGAAAAGATGGGCAGAACACCTCCGTGGAGTTCTGAGAGCAGTAGTATTGACCTGTTGCTTTACGGTATAATAGGGGCAGCGGGGGAAATTAAGGCAGGCAGAATGAATGAAACAATGAACACTGCCTTAATTGAGCAAGCGATACAAAGCCTGAATGCACTTCTTTGGAAAGCTGAGCCGGATAATTCCACTCAGCAAGAAGAGAAGCCGCAGAGTGATGGCGAGTTAGAAAGTCGCGTGCTGGAAGAAGCAATTGAAGAACTTAGAAAATTGAAGGAGGTACTATAAGAATGGATGAAAAAGTAGTGGAACTTCAGAGCTTAGTTAAGGAACTGAGGGAGAAGTTCGAGCAAAAGGAACAGGGCCTGTACACAAAGGCTGAGTTTGAAGAGTTTGAAAAGAAAATAAACGAGCGCATTGCACAGCTGGAAACGATGATCAAAAGACCGGTAGTAGCTGACAGCGCAGCAGAGAGTTCAGAAACTAAGTCGGTATTCTTCAAGTTTTTGAGAGAAGGAAAGTCTGCAATAGAGCCTACTGAAAGGAAGAAACTGGTAGAAGACGCGACAGGTCAGATACTGGTTCCAGAAGAGTTGGAGACAGAGATATACAGAGAGCTTCCTAACGCTTCTGTAATACGCGGCCTTGCAACTGTTAGACAAGTGCGTTCGGACAGGATCAGATCGCGTAGCTTAACTGAGGTGCAGGTAGGGTGGGGCAAATTAGAAACTTCCACGACTTCACTTGAAGAACCAACCTCTTATCTTGTGCCAAGTGACGAATATCACTATGTCGAAGACCTTTACGGATTAGCTAAGATAGGCGAAGACGAACTGATGGATACAGATGTGGCACTGGAAAGCTTAATAGTAGATTCGTTTTCGAGGGCAATAGCACAAGCAGAAGACAGAGCGTTTATAATCGGGGCTGGACACAACGCACAAACGCCTGAGCCTGAGGGGATCTTAACTTCCACAGACGTGGAGAGAGTAAATGCCAAAGCTGTAAAGTCGATTACTACAGATGACATCCTTTCTCTTATTTACGCAGTACCAGCACAGTATAGGAGAAATGGTGTTCTGCTTGTTAACTCCCAGACAGAACTAGCATTAAGGCTGCTTAAGGACAAAAACGACCAGTATCTATGGCAGCCCTCGTTACAGGCTGGCAGACCGAACACATTCGCAGGGTTCCCGGTATACAATCAGGAAGACATCCCTTCTATTCCAGCTGGAAGTACAGCAGCAGACGTGGCTATATTCGGTGACTTAAGAAGCGGTTACAGAATACTGGACAGACTTGGGATAACGGTACAAAGACTGACTGAGCTTTATGCAGAGTCTGGGCTAATCGGTTTTAGAGTCCACTACAGAGTTGGCGGTGGAGTAATTAGACCTAACGCGCTGCGAGTACTGCATGTGAATGTAGCTTAGAAAGGTGAGCAATGTGAGGATTAGAATGCTTCATTCAGTAGGAGTAGCTGGAGGAGTATTCAACGCTGGAGCAGTTGTCGATATTGATGAGAAAACAGCTAGAGCGTGGATATTAGCAGGGGTCGCAGAACAGGATAAGAGTTTAGACGGGCCATCGGAGGTGAAAGAGGATGTCAGTGAAGCTGATAACACCTCCAAGCATAGAGCCGATAACACTAGAAGAAGCAAAAATATTCCTCAGAATTGACACGAATGAGGAAGACAGCTTAATATCTTCTCTCATATCGGCTGCACGTATGTACGCAGAAAAGTACACTTGCAGGTCATTCCTAACTCAAGAGTGGGAGCTTTCTAAAAAGGTAATAGCTGAGAAGGTATACCTCCCTTACCCCCCAGTCGAAGGAGTGGTGTTAGTATCGGTAGATGGCAACTTTATTGATGACTACAGATATACGCTAGTTGGGGAAGATACTTTATACTTCGTTTCTCCTATCCGCTCGGTAACTCCGGGCGGTATTGTTATTAGATACGCTGCTGGGTATGGCAATGTCCCAGAAGATGTACCGAGAGACATCCGGCAAGCGATATTGATAACGGTCGCAGGGCTCTATGAGAACAGAGAAAGCGGAGGAATATCAGCTGAAGCTAGGGAGTTGTTAAAGCCGTACAGGGTGTTTCAACTGTGAAAATAGGAAAGCTGAGGCATCGGATAACGATACAGGAAAAGGTTACTGTACCAGATGGCTATGGCGGTGTTACTAGCACTTGGAAGGATGTAGCTACTGTGTGGTCTTCTGTTGAGCCACTGAAGGGCAGAGAACTGTACGCGGCGCAGCAGGTAAAAGCAGAACTAACGCACAGGATTAGGATAAGGTATATGAGCGGGATAAAGCCAGAGATGAGAATAGTATTTGACAACAGGTCTTTTGATATAGAAGCAATAATTGACCCAGAAGAACGACACGAGAGCTTGGAACTGTTATGCTCTGAGGTGGTAGCATGATAACAATTAGTATCGGGGTTAATGGGCAAAAAGAAACAGTGGCTAATCTCGGCAGAATGTCTGAGAAGGTTAAGAAAGCTGTTAAAGAAGAAATAGGGGCTTCAGCTTTAAGAATACAGGCGTCTGCGAAGAGAAGATGCCCTGTGCGAACTGGAGCGCTCAGGAATTCAATAACAGTTGACCTGTACGGTGAGATGTCAGCGGAAATAGCTCCACATATGCCCTATGCGATGTTTGTGGAATTCGGTACCCGCAAGATGAGAGCGAGACCATACATGACACCGGCAGCTGAAGAAGAGAGACCTAGGTTAGCAAAAGAGCTTGAGATTATCGTTAAGGGCGGAATAGAATGAGGTCACCGCTGTTAGCTTTGCAGAAAGCGATATATGACAGATTGTCTCAAGCCTTAACCTGCACGGTTTACGACTCAGTGCCTCAAGGAGCGGCTATGCCATATGTGACCATTGGAGAGGACACGGCAATTGACTGGAGCACGAAGCTGGAAAATGGCCAAGAAGTAACACATACCTTGCATATATGGAGCGACTACGAAGGGGCTAAGGAAGTTAAGCAAATAACAGATGAGGTTGTACAAGCTATAACGTTCCAGCCGCTTGAGCTTGAGGGCTTTTACATGGTAATAGCTATGCTAGATATGACAGAGGTAATACGAGATCCAGACGGATACAGGCACTCCGTTGTGAGGTTCAGGTTCAAAATACAAGAAAAATAGGAGGTAAATGAATATGCCAGCAGTAACTGGAGTAACTTTTGTAATTCAAGTGAATACGGGGACTGAGACAGCCCCAGAATGGAAGAGTGTAGCAGGACAGAGAGGAGCCAACTTAAACAGAAGTGTTCATGAGGCAGACCTAACATCGAAGGATTCTTTAGGGTGGCACGAAGGAGCTCCTACGATTAAAAACTGGAGTATTGACTTTGACGGCTTGGTGGTTGAAGATGATGAAGCATACAAGCTATTAGAGGCTGCATATATGGAGAACGAAATATTGCAGGTACAGGTGGTAACTCCAGCAGGTAATAAGTACTCGGGCAAGGCTTTTCTTACTGACTTCCCTATTGATGCGCCTTACGATGATGCGATGACCTATACAGGTACTCTTCAAGGGACTGGACCGCTTGTTATTACACCTGCTCCGTAGGTGAGTGCGTAAATGATAGCTGAGTATGAAATAAAATGTGGAGATAAGATATATTCACTCAAGTATAACAACAAGGCTCTTCGAACCTTGGAGGTTAGCTTGGACATGCCAATTGCAAAAATCGGAGAAGTGCTACAGAACGAGATAAGTATCGGGCTGTTAACTGAGATATTTAGAGTTGGGTTACTGCACTGGAATCCCGACATAACCCTTGACGAAGCTGGAGAAATAATTGACGAAGTAGGTATAACAACTGCAGCTGATGCAG